GCATCATGTATCATTTGCGTCTGCGTCCCTGGCGGTACAAAGCGATAGAGCCACCTGGTGTTCGTTCAGCGATTTTGGCTAAGTACTCATCCATTAGTGTACTGACTTCCAGATTGATTGGATTGTCATCCCTTCTTCCCGATCCAAGCTTGAACCTGTCGATGCTAGATTGTTTTGTCCTTACCTGTTCGTTGGCCTTCGCCATTACGTACAGGCGGATCAGCTCCTCGTCAGATGAGGGAACGGACATCACGGTTGTAGTGCTTAGGTAAGAAGTAGGAATTGTGTGTAATGCTCCATAGGTCAGTAAACACTCGCCTACGGGGGCGGCATCTAGGTAGAGCCGCCCCCCGGAAATATAATACAGAGTAGGAGAGGCTGGACTTGTATATTTCGCACCTGGACGGTCAGGTCTCCTCTCAAGGAAGGTATCCTGGGGGCTCTCGACGTTGAAGTCCTGGAGGAAGTCGGTTGGGAGTGCGGCACTGTTGTTGACATCCATGGTAAGCACTGCCCTGTCTATCGTCTTCGGGAACCATCCTGAATAGTCCTTGATTGCATCCTTTACCCACAGGTAGAGTGATTGATCAGACCACTTGGTAGCGGCCGCGTCTTTCAACTCAATGCGGATATCGGCTAAGAGCTGAGCGTAGGTGGTCATATGACTACTGTCCTTAGTCGGTCGAGCCCTGGACTTCCACTACTTCAAAGTACTCTGGGCGGAATAGCTGGAACTTTAGAAAGCCCCGCCAACCGATACGATTGACCATCATCAGGTCGTCGTACTTGGGTGGTACAACGGGGTGTGGCCGTTCGCCAACAGCATACACGACGCCAGGCCCACCCATGAAGATTGCACTATGGACGTCTGCGGCTACTGTTACGTAGTCAGCATCCGCGTGCGGCTTTAGAAGTGGCTTGTCGAGTACGATCTGGTTGGTGCCAGGCAGTGAAACGATCCGGCGTGTTTCCTGTGTACCATCGCTGTCTAGCACAGTTGTGCCAGATCCACCATCGTGGATAGTGATGTACTGGCCGACTGCGAAACCAGTGTCGTCGGTGACAGTAATGTACCGTGTTGAGCCAGACTGGCCTGGGGAGTAGACGGTGTCGACTGTTGCGGCAGCGCCCTGTCCCACAACGGTAGCGCCGTCTAGATCGTCCTGGTTGACGGTGGCGCCAGCATTGCGTAGCCATAGCCGGTTGGTGCGGATGAAGCGAACCCCACCCCACATACCGACTTCGTTGGTGAATTTCCGGCCTGCACCGGCGTATTCTTGAACCTCTAGCCATTTGCTGGAGGGATCGACGCGGATGTCTTTGATGACACGCGGCGAAGTAGCACAAACGATTGCTCCACCATCGCCATCCTGAACACCAGCAACACCGGGGATCTCGTTCTCTTCTAGGTGGACGCGGATGGTCTCAACTAGGTCGGGGTCAAAGATGTCGGTGGAGGTGATGGATGCGCGCGAGCCACCAGGGGTTAGTGTGCCACTGATGAGCGCATTCTTGTTAGGATGGGAGAGGAATGCGTTTCTTGCCAGGATATCCAGATAGTCGACCTGGTTTTGGCCGATCTTGTCTCGAACCAAACCACGGACATTGCCCGCGTTCACATATTGAACGATCTGGTTGTAGTCAGAAAACTTCAGCGTGTCGCCGTGGATCTCCAACTGAATTTGAACGGTGCGGCTATCCAATGCGGCACCCCGTAGCCAGATGTCTGTTTCTGACAGTGCGTTCCAGTTGGGTTCAGTGTCGTATACTTCAGTGAAGACAACAACACCGGAGTTGGCGGCTGCGAAGTCTTCCTTCATTAGGGCGAAGGGTACCAGGATGCTTTTGGTGCGTAGTGTCTCCAGCAGCAGTAGACTGTAATAGTCACGCTGCCATGAGGGGAGAGTAGACGACCATAGCATACCAGTAGTCAGACTGTTAGCCATTTCTTACTCCTGTTTATTGTTTGTTATAGTTGCTTTCCGCCCAATCACCATATTCATTAACTGCCTGAAGGCGTTCGGGTGAACCAAGCGGCAATGAGTTTACGTAATCTTCCCAACCTGATGCTGTTGCTGGTTTTGCGGGGGATGTTGAAACGGGGCTGATTGGGTCTGTCATACCTGCTACGAGCTGCTTTTCTCTGTCGGAAACAAGCTGGTCTCCCCAGTTTAGGAAATCTTTCGCTACTGTGGTGAGAGCCTCTTTGTCTGTTAGGTTTGGCAGCCTATCAAGTATGGCAACCATGTCAGGTCTTTTCAAGTCCTTAGCTACTTCCAGTTTTAGCCTTAGTGCACGCAGTTCGTTGAGTTCTGCTTGCAGTGCTTGGTTCTCCGTTAGTGATGTTTGGAGAGCCTTGTCGCGCTCACCTACCGCTACTGTCTTCTCGGTGTCCTTGATGGCCAGTTGCTCGTTAAGCTGCTCATATTCTGAGTTCTTGGCGGCAAGTTGTCCTTCTAACTCACGAGTTTTCAGTGTGAGCTCTTCGACCTTTTTCACGAGGCCATTGTAACGTGCCTGCTCAATGTATCCAGCAGGGGGTACCGCCTGGGTATTAGGCGGTGTAGCTGAGGACGGCTGCACAGGGGGAGCTGTTGGCTCCATCGGAGGGGTGCTCCCTGCTGTTACAGGGTCGGTTGCTTGATCTGTCATTGTGCGCTCCTATCTTACACGATTTTTGTCCTTTAGTCTAGCCTTTTTGACCGCGTTGAGGACATTTTGTTTGTTATTGGCGGATGCCCAGCGTGCTACTTTTGATAACACGGCTGCTGCTGATACGCCCTTCCCGTTGTGTCGTAGCTTGATGGCGCTCATTGCGCTTCTTACATCGAACACGGGGAATTTTCCTTTGCTCTTACCTTTCATGCCCGCTTTCTTGCGGGCAGTGGAGGTTACATTGCCTTTCTTAGTTCGCATGGCCATAGGCCACCTCTTATATTGCTATTCCAGCTTCTTCAAGCACAGCCAGGATTTCTTCTAAGAAGATAAGCAGCTCGGCATTGGTGGGTGCTGATCCATCAGCAATTGTCACCGATCCATCAGGCGTGATGCCAGGGTCATTGGATGTATATGTCAGAGTGAAGTTAGTCTGCATGGTGCGAAGGTTGGCCCTATTCATTGCGCCGCGAATTTTGTTGATATTGAGTGCCATGGTTTTACTCCTTTCCTAGCTTTCGATGTCGAAAACTAGAGATTTTCGACAACCTCGAATGTAAGGATGTCTGTTTTCCAATCGCCAGTTGGCAGGACAACGCGTCCTTGCCATTGCCATTGACCTGTTGTGGCCAGGACATTGGCGGCGGTGGTTGCGTATTCCATTTTCCCATCAGTTCCGTCAGTTGTCAATGAGGCGGCGTGGGTTGTCTTAGCTAAAGCTGGGTCTGTAAAGTATATTTCAATGGTTGAGTAACCGGAAATGTCAACGACTGCTGCACCGTCCATAATTGTGAGAATGAAGGTGGTACCAATATCTCCCTTATGGATATCTGTCATATTTCACCGTCCCGTTCATAGGTCATTACTGTAACCCCTTCTTCGTCTACAAGCTGTACAATTGAGCCCTCCTCACTCACCTCCTGGGTGATGAGGCCATTCTGTTCTTCTGTCTCGTGTATATAACCATATTCTTCGTGCATTTGTTCTATATATCCTACCATATCTACTGTCTGTGTTACAAGGCCAACGCCCTCGACTATTTCGTACCACCAGTCCCACAAATATATCATGTCTGTAGTAGAAGTGACATGAATGTCCCTGGGGTTCAATACATGGATCTGGGTAAATGTGGGCACCGTGATGGAGTTAGCCTGCGAGAGAGCCGCCACAGTCATGTTGTTACTAGCCCACACGGCCACCTTGTCGTTGGATGTGTACTGGTAGAGGTCTCTTACCTGTAGATTGTGTATCTGCGTAATGGTGACATTAGCTATGGTCACCACGGACAGATCTCGCATTATTAAGTCGGCGTACTGTAGGAAAATGCCGTGCTTTGTAACAAACGTTGTGTTATTCAGGTCACTTATGTACAGGTTGTGCTCACCAGTTAGAGCGAATGTCTCTACAATGGTGGCCTGTGCCAAATCATATACCGTCAGCTCCAATAGAGAAGACAGTACTGGCTTTTCTACAGTCGTGGCCTGAGCAAGATTGTATACTGCTAACGCGCCCGTCGTAGTTACTGATACTTTGTCAACGGCGCTGGCAACAGACAGAGCATACACCTCCAGGGTGCTTTCTTTGGTTATGCCAACTTTATCAACAATAGAGACCTGAGACAGGTTGTATACGCTTAGCGTAGACTGTACGTTAACATCAACCTTATCTACAGTTGTGGATTGAGATAAATTAGAAACGGCCAGCGTGCTCCCAATAGAGAATAAGAGCTTCTCGATGAGAGTAGATTGTCCTAGGTCTGCTACCTGGAGGTTGTGTAGCTGTATAAGGGTAATCTTGTCGACGGCGCCGTATTGATGAAGAGCGTATACTGCTATAGCGCCTTCGGTTGTTGTCTGTATCTTGGCAACTGAAGTTGTTTGAGCTAGATCGTATACAACCAAGGTGCTTTCCTTGGTGGTAGTAATGCGCTCCACCAAGCTAGCTTGGGCTAGATTGTAAATGTCAAGCGTGCTCTCTTTGGTTGTATCAATGTGTTCTACAAGATTTGATTGAGCAAGATCATACACGACCAAGGTGCTTTGCTTGGTTGTGGTAATGTGCTCTACGAGATTTAATTGGGCAAGATTGTATATCGCAAGAGTGATTGAGGATGACAGCGTAATATGCTCAACCAGATTGGGCTGGGCTAGGTTATAAACCGCAAGTGTGCTTTCCTTGGTTGTAGAGATATGCTCGACAAGATTAGACTGTGAGAGGTTGTATACATCTAGGGCGCTCTCTTTAGTTATGCCAACTTTGTCTACGGCTGTAGATTGTGAAAGATTATCTACTACAAGAGTTGTACTTGCTGGGCCAATATAGGTATCATCATCCCTGAAGATGAAGTCGTCAAGATATACACTGCCTGCTGTACCAACATCTAAGCTTTCGGCGCCAAGCCATGAGCCAGAAAGTGTATTGAAGTTGTTGTAGTTCTCGACATTTGTGTCTGTGCCACTGACAAGGACATCATCAACCCACAGGTACTCGGAGCCATCGGCGGCGCCGTCGTAGGTCTCTCGTATAATCTCAACTTCGATCCAGTGCTGGCCTGTCAGGTCAGCATTTGTATCTGAGGAGCTGGTTGCTCTTGAGGTGTCGGCATCGTCGACGGCCTCCCAAATCAAGTGGTAAACAGAGCCGTTATAGCC